TAGATAGAATTATTAACGAAATTGAAACAATCCATAGAGGCAGACCATCTGAAAAGTTTTACTTTTTGCAGGCTTCTTTATTGTTTGCTAAAAAAAATCTTGAAGAAAATACATTTCAATATAATCTTTGGGATAAAGTGAAAATTATCAAAGGAAACTTTAAAGGGAAAACAGGCAAAATTATTGGAAGAGAGCTAATAAATTGTACTGATGTTAGTTCGATATCATACCAACTAGACACTATAGATGGTTTCAGATTTGAAGAAGAGAGCTTAGAGGTGGTTGAGTATGTTTGATTTATCTAAACTAAGACTAAAGATAGTCAATGATCATAATATTATTTATGCAGTCGATTGGAGTGGGAAAAGGTATTGGATTGGAATGTTGGATGCTGGCCCGGGGATCGGTGTAAAAAAATGAGAAAAATTAAATTCAGGGGGAAAAGAAAAGATAATGGGGAATGGATTTATGGATACTATGTTTATACAAATGAACTTCATAGAATAATTTATGAAGATAGAGAGGGATTTTATGTTGAAAAAGAAGTAATTCCTCAAACGGTAGGTCAATACACAGGCGACAAAGATATAAGCAGAAAAGAAATTTACGAAGGTGATATACTTCATTGTCTTGATGATGGGGCTGAATTTTATTCAGAGGTATTTTTTGAAGAAAGTACATTTTTAGTTTGCGATAATAATGGAGTTAAAGCACCAGTAGTTATATATACAAAAAATTGGCCTGCAGCTTGTGAAAAAGAAGGAAATAAATTTGATAATCCGGAGCTGATTCAAAATGTTGGAGGAAGCAAAAAAGATATGTGAATATCAAGGAATTAAAACTCATATTCAAGTACCGGTTATTTGCCCTCACTGTAATCGGAGGACGATGATATTGGATAGCGTTAAGAATAAAGGCACTTGCATTAGGTGTGGAAGGGAAAAACCTATTAATGAGCTTCTGAGAGAAGAGGAAGCAGATTGGTTAGAAAAACACAAAGGAACAGATATAAAAATGAGGACTAACAGGGGTGATTGCGGTTGAAACATTATTATTCAAGAGTGATAAAAGAATTGCTTAACTACAAAGAATATAAGCAAAGATGCGCAGTAATCAAAATAGAATTAGATGAATTAATAGAGGCAAACAGAGGCGTTAACTATGAAGGGGTTAATACCAAAAGTTCTAAAGGTTTTCGGTCTACTACAGAAACTGCAGTGATCAACCGGGAAGAAAGCGAGCTTAAAGAAGAACTAAGAAGCAAAGAATGCATGATAGCAAAAATTGAAAAGGCTCTTGAAGGCTTAGATACTATAGAAAAATTTATAGTGGAAAAAAAGTATATGACAGGAAGAATCGAGAAAGATGTGAACATATATACTCACCCAAAATTTGAGTGGGGAAGAAACAAATATTATGATTTCAAAGACCAGGCAATAGAAAAAATAGCAAGAATTCTTGGATATGCAAAAAAATAAACAATTAGTAAACGATTAGTAAACATTAAAGGGTTTAAAAGATGATATATTTATATCATGGAAAGTATAAGTTTTTTTCAATAACTTTCCTCCTTTATTGTTTTGCCCAGCTTGCTGCCAGACGAGCTGGGTTTTTACATGCCATAAACTAATAATTACAGAAATTGTTGTGGGCGTCTGTTGGATACCTCTTTTATAATATACTGCTGCCGGCCAGCCCAGCCGGTTTATAATTTGGGGTGTAATAATATGCCAACCTACAAATACAAATGCAAAAGTTGTGGGAAATTCGAGGTTTTTCATAGCATTAATAATAAATTATATAACTGCCCAACTTGTGGAAATGAAGTTAAAAGAATCTTAACTAATTGTAATTTCATTTTAAAAGAAGGCAACTTCTATAAAAAGAGTGGTGATTAATTTGCCAAAAAGATTAAATAAGCCATGCTCTTATCCTGGATGCCCTGAACTTGTTCGTGCTGGCAATACTTATTGCGAAACGCACAGAAAGAAAACTAAAAAAGCTAGAGATAAAGAATATAACAAATATAAAAGGAATCCAAAGACTAGAAAGTTTTATGGATCATCAACCTGGAAGAAAGCCAGGGCTAGAAAATTATCTAAAGATCCGATTTGTGAATATTGTTTACCGGAAGATGTAACTCCAGCAACTGAAGTTGACCACATTATTCCAATTGAAGTTGATTGGTCATTGAGGTTAGTTGAAAGTAACTTTAAGAGTGCGTGCCACAGCTGCCATATGAAGAAGTCTGCTGAAGATAGGAGGAAGTATGATGAGCTCTAAACATCCATGTCCTTATCACGATACGCTCCGGTGCAGAATGATACAGCTTAGATATTATTTCAGACAATTATTAGATGAAATTGCCTGTATTTTAGGTATTAATAGACTAATTTGCTGGTTAAACGACATTTTGAAGGGGGAGGGCGGGTAAAATCCCTGTAATCTGACGAATTTCTGTCGCGGCGTCAGCTTAGCGTATACAAAATCCCCTTTTCAACATATCCCTTTTAAATAAGTTGGAGGTGAAAAAATGTCCAGAAATGCAAAACCTATTTCGCTGAGCGTTATAGAAGGCGGCAAAAAACCACACCGCAGTAATAAAGAAATTGAAAAAAGAAAAAAAGCTGAAAAAAAATTAAAGCCAAAATCTGATGACATTGATCGCCCCGACTGGCTTAAGCACGATACTATTGCCCAGCGCGAATGGAGAAAAATAGTTCCAGAATTAAAGCGACTAGATCTTCTTTCTAATATAGACACTACTGCTTTAGCTTTATACTGTGAAGCTGTATCCGAATATGTAGATGCGGTAAAACAGTTAAGAAAAGAAGGAACAACTATTAAGTATACAAACACCAAAGGAGAAACAAATACTATTAAGCATCCAGCGCTGCAGGTAAAAAAAGATAATTATCAAGTTATAAAAGACATGCTGAAAGAGTTTGGATTAACTCCATCGGCTAGAGCTAGTTTAGCAATAAATTTTGAAGGAGCTGATAATAAAGCTGAGGATGATGAGTTCAGCGATATATAAAGAGATGTGATTATTGTGGAGTTAAAAGATTTGTTGGTTGAGTATTCAAAACAAGTTATTAATGATGAAGTGCCTAGCTGCCAAAAACACAAATGGGCTTGCCAAAGATTTTTAAATGATTTAGAAAAAGAAAACACAAAAGATTTTCCGTATATCTTTGATAATGACAAAGCTATGCGTTTTTTTAGGTTTATGAAAAAATTTAAACATACAAAAGGAATATTAGCTGGAGAATATAAAGACCCAGCACCAATTGAATTATTTATTTTTGGAAATATATATGGTTGGTATCATAACGAAACTGGTTATAGACGATTTAGAAAAGGATACTGGCAAGTAGGAAGAAAAAATGCTAAGTCGCAAGATCTATCTATTGTAGGTTTATATGAAACAGCAGGTTTAAAAGTTAATGCAAGTGAAGTTTATATTGGAGCTACAAAATCAGACCAGGCTAAAATAGTCTGGAATGAAGCTAATATGATTTATCCTAAAAGTGATTTTGCAAATAAATTTGAAACAAAATATGGAAAAATTATTCATCCTAAATCAAATTCTTTTATGAAAGCATTATCCAAAGAGGACCAGAAAACTGGAGATGGGTTAAATCCTCAATGTGGAATTATTGATGAATATCATGCTCACAAGACATCGGAAGTTTATGACATATTAGTTTCTGGAATGGGAGCTAGAAGACAGCCTTTATTAATGACAATAACAACAGCTGGTTTTGAAATTAGTAATCCATGTTACAGAGTCGAATATAAATATATATCACAAATATTAAATCCAAATAACCCAGTTAATAATGAAGAATATTTTGTAATGGTTAATGAGCTTGATAAAAATGAAGATGGAGAACTTGTAGATGATATAAAAGACGAAAGCAGCTGGATAAAAGCTAATCCAATTTTAGCAAGCTATGATGAGGGCATAAATTACTTAAAAAGCGAATTAAAAACTGCTTTAGATGTTCCCGAAAAAATGAAAAACTTTCTTACTAAAAATATGAACGTCTGGGTTAATGCAAAAGATAATGGATATATGAATTTAGGTAAATGGAAGTCCTGTGGTAACAAGGAAATACCTGATCTATCAGATGCAACAGTGTTTTTAGGATTAGATTTATCAACTAAATTAGATTTAACAAGTGTAGGATTTGTGTTTTTATTGCCTTCAGGAGAAATAGTAGTTAAATCTCATTCCTTTTTACCTGAAGATAGATTAGAAGAAAAATTAAAAACAGATAAAATAGAGTATGATTTATGGGTTAAACAAGGTTGGATTACTTTAACAGATGGCTCAACTATAGATTATAGATATATAACAGACTACATTATAGAGCAAGAAAAGAAATCAGAATGGAGCATTAATGAAATTTGTTTTGACCCGTATCAAGCTACTCAGTTTGCGCAGGAATTAGCTGATTATGGTTATGAAATGGTTGAAATAAGACAGGGTGTAAAAACCTTAAGCGAGCCTACAAAAGATTTTAGAGCTCAGGTTTATACTAAAAATGTAATCCATGATAACAATCCCGTTTTAACATGGGCTATAGGAAATGCGGTTACTCGTCAAGACCATAATGAAAATATTCAGCTTGATAAAGATAAATCAGTTCAAAGGATTGATCCAATTGCAGCTGTTGTAAATGGATATGTTAGAGCGATGGTAAATGAGCCTCCTAAAAAATCAGTTTATGAAGAAAGAGGTATCAGAACACTTTAGAAGGGAGTGATCTGAATGTGAATATAAATTTTAATG